GGCGTCGCAAGCAGTGCATTTTGCCAAGCAGCTTGAAGAGGGCGAATGTATGCTTTGGTGCAATAACGAGGAACCTGAGGAAAGGGTAGCCCAGCGTCGAGTTCAGGCAGCTTTGAACTGGACAAATGCAGAGTTGGAAAAGGACACCAGAGCGACGGTGGAAGCGTATAGAAAAGTAGTAGGTCCAAACGTCATTCAAAGTTTGAACAAGTCGTTTATGACAGTGTACGACGTTGAAGCTGCCATGGAAGCGTATAACCCCAAGATTATTATTATTGATCAAATCTGGAAGCTTGGTGGATTCGAGAAGGAACTATCAGGCATTGACCGGTATGCTAAACTAGCCCAATACGTCCGTGACCTCGCAAAGCATTTTGGGTGTGTTATAGGCGCTACCCAGATTGACGGTACAGCGGATAACGTTAAGTACCCAGAAATAGGCACGCTGTATGGGTCTAAAACGAGCGTACAGGGTGAAGCTGATGCTATTCTGATGATTGGTCAAGACAACGAAGCGGGGGCAGATGTGCGGTTCCTGCGAGCACCAAAGAATAAACTAGCGAAAGCTCACCCAGATTTTCGTAGCGAAGGGTGTGCGATTAAGCTGGACAAGGAACGTGCACAAATTATCTCAATGCGGGGACAATATGAGTATAAATAATTGGTTCAAGGCGGACTTTACGCGTGTGGTCGTATTGGACCTGGAGACCACGATCAACGCTCCTGAGCCTCATTTTGGCGCAGCGTCATTTTATCCAGATAACCGTATCGTGTTGGCGGGGTATTGCACGCTTTACGGCAAAGAAATGAACGGCGAAAAGGAACTACCGGAGGACGCTTTTAAAGTTACGGATGACCCGAAAGAGTTGTGCAAATTCTTGACATCCGATGCCCTGATTGTTGGACATAATCTCGCATTCGACCTCGGCTACTTGTATCCATACTTCGGCAAGCTACCGTTGTTCCCAATTTTCGACACGCAGGTGTACGAATACTTATCCACAGGCAAGTCCAAGGTAATGCCTTCGCTCGAAAACACTGCACACAGGTTGAAAGTACCCTTCACCAAAGATACCGAAGTCAAGGAGCGGTTTAAGGTGGGCATAGGGTCAGACAAAATTGACAGGGAGCTACTTGCAAAGTATTTGGTGGAAGATGTGCGTGCAACGAAAGATATTTTCTTGAAGCAGGCCAAAACCTGCACTAGCTACCATTCCATGCTAATGCAAGGCGTCATGGTGACCTCCAAAATGTCTTACTCTGGTATGCCCTTCGACACGGATTCAGCACAGGTTGAAAGGACCGCGCTGCAACACAAGCTGGAGGCTGCGGCGGACACTTTGACGGAGAGCCTATCCAAGATGTGGCCTCCCCAAGCAAAGGCGGCATTTAGCCTAGAGAGTCCTCTGCAGATGGCAACTTTGTTGTGGGGTGGACCTATCAAAACGGCGCTCCAAGAACGAGTACGCGACGCTGAAGGTATCCCCGCATTCTACAAGAGCGGACCCAAGAAGGGCGAACCGAAGTACAGGACCGCAGAAGGTGAAGTTATGCATCCGGGGCTCACAACACAGAGAACGAGAGATCATTTTGAACGCTTCAACTGGAAGAAAAATGCAGACATCCAGGCACTCTCGCGAATCAAGCTCCACGACAGCAAAACCAAGCAGTTGTGCGAAGACTTAATTGAGTTCAGGACGCTGGCAAAATCTGCGAGCACTTACTTCGACCCGTACATCGACCGAGCTTGTTTGGGACGAGTCCACCCCTCGTATAACCATACAATTGCTCAGACCGGACGCCTTACAAGCTCGAAACCGAACATGCAAAATATTTCGGGCAAAGACAGTTGATAAAATCAAAGCTTGACATTAGGCTAATTTTATGTACAATTCGACAGATGCTAAAAACAATTTTAACCAGAAGAAAAAAGAGCGCGGAGGCAGAAAAGTTACGCGAGGACATCGTTGTATTGCTCTTTGGTAAGCAGCATCCGCAAGCAAAACCGTGGACCGATGAGCAAATTTTAAACCGGATCGCTGAGCTAAAACGTTTGAACAAATCCAAAAACAACATGAGCGCCACCAAAATTGCACGATGGGCGCTCGATAATATTTCTTGAGGATTGCAGACATGGAAAGACCTACGAATACGGACAACAAATTGTCTAATCATGGACCGAAATATTACACAAAGTATGCCATCGAGCCGGTGGTTTTTTGCATCAAAAATCGAGTACCATTTGCCGAGGGCAATGTCATTAAGTATGTTTGCCGCTGGCGCGAAAAGGGTGGAGTCGATGATTTGAGAAAAGCAAAACATTACGTTGACATGTTAATCACGGAAGCTATGGAGACAAACAATGACTGAAGACGACAACAAAACGCAAGAAAAAATAACCTTTCTGCTTAGACTCAGGTGGCTTTTTTTATTCATCATGACAGCAATGCTGCTGTGGGTCGGTATGCTTGGGCATAATTTCGAGCAGTTTTCGACAGCCAGCACCCTCACCGACGAGGATTTGTATACGAACGTGCGGGGGTTGCGGAAAGGTTTGGGCAGTGCGCAGCGATCTTTGCAAGTCTCCCATCGCAAGCACCGTGACACAGACAAAATTTTGATAGGGCTTTCTGACAACATTGCTCAAGCTGCTGCTACCTATTCTTTGTCACTGCAACAGCTTCGTGAGAGTCACGGAAGACAACTCCACGACCTTTATACGGAATACGGCGAACTGCACGGCAAATTGTCAAAAAGTGACGAACGCAACGAGGCTGCGCTGGATGCGGCGGTGTCAAATCTAGAGCTTCGGTTGATTCTGAACGAGGCTAGTCTTCTGGAACAGCACGAAATACTGGTCGAGTATAAGGCAAATTTTGAGCAAATTATGCTGGTACTGGCTAGTTTTCACCGCACCTCAAAGACGGATGGACTGGAAAAACCTCCGCAACAATCACACGCTTTTTGTGATTCTTCTGATACAGTGTGTGGAACATGGTCAGCAGAGAAAGGAGAGTAAAATGACTTTTGGAGGCTATTCAAATCTTGTTAGAGAGACTATTACCCACCCCTTTGAGGATGAAGTCATCTATCCCAGCCTGGGTCTTTCCGAAGCAACGGGTAAGATAGCGAAGGAAGTGCGGAAGATGGTGGATGACGAGGGGTTAGACATCCTTCAACTCATGGAAAACTTGGGGGATGTTCTGTATTACGCGAACGTCTTAGCCGAGGACTTAGAGTTGTCACTTGCGGACATTGCCGAACGGAATGTGGAGAGTCTGGGCTTATCTCTTAAGGATATAAAAGAAAATGACGATACTCAGTCACTTTAAAGCGGAAGGTACTTTTATCGAGCTTGACTATGCACAGCTTGAGATCCGGGTACTTGCTTTGGCTACTGGTGACAAAAACCTAGTTGAGGACTTGGTTTCTGGACGGGACATGCACACGTATTTTGCCAGCAGAATCTTTAACAAGGACGTTGAAGAGGTGTCTCAGGCAGAGCGCAAGTTAGCCAAAGGATTCTCGTTTCAACTACAATACGGCGCAGGATACAGGTCCATCGCAGAGAGTTGGAACGTTGACACACAACTCGTAAAAGGCTTTATCAAGGACTATTACGACCGCTACAAAAAGGTAAAAAAGTGGCAAGAGTCTTGGCTCAAACAGGCAGAATCATCTTTCGAGTACCGAGGAGAATCGAGTAAGGACTCGTTGAGTATTCCCAGCTATTACGTGAGCAACATATGGGGAGATAAAGAAGCCTTCTTTCTTTTAGCAGACCAATGGAACGGCGAGTATAAGGTTAGCCCCACCAAGGTTAAAAATTATCCTATCCAAGGCGCAGGTGCAGACATTATGATTATGATGTTGGGAGTACTTGACGAGGATTTATCTCGCGATTTTGATGGGCAAGTGCGAATGCTAAATACAGTCCACGATAGTGTGCTGTTGGAGGCTCCAGATAATTTGCTAGAGGATGCTGTCCACGCTGCTAAACAATCTTTAGAAAGTGTACCTGCCTCGCTGCATAAGTTATTTGGAGTGGAGTCACCTGTAGAGTTCCCCGTTGATTACTCTACCGGCAAAACGTTGGAGGAAGTTAAACACGCCGCTTGACAAACTTCGCGAGATGTGTTTTAATTAGTACGTAATGTTACATAAACCAGGAGATTAGTATGCCAACAAAGACCGGACAATTAGCGTTTATCGGCAAGCCCTTTGAAAAAAAGGGTGGTGGTTCGTCTGGGTCATTTAAGTTAGAGAATGATCCCGTGTACTATAAGCTGTTTAACCACATTCCTGCAGAGGATTGGGCGGCGCAACCCGGAGACCATATCTCATTCACGTATGAAGTCAAAGAGTTTGGGGGAAAGGACTACTACAACGCCTCGCCGCAAAGCATCAAGAAGGTTCCAGCCTCCAGCCCTGCCACTAACATATCCACGGTTGGGGCGGCGAGTGTAGATAAGAACCTTAGCAGGGACATGTGCATTCAACGACAGTCAATGATGAAAGTTGCAGCAGACGTTATCCTAGCATCGACACAAGAGGGTGCGGACATCACTGCTACTGCCGACCTCATTATCGCGCTGGCACGTAAGTTCGTTGACTACACGAGCGGAGAAGCAGACGCCCCAAAGCCCTTGACTGAGGACAAAGAAGTCACCCCGGAAGATTGGGAGTCTGCAGCAATCGACTACGGCTACCAACAAAAAGCGTCGTAGTACTGTGAACTTCAATCCTGACTTGCTGTGGAATGGACAAGACCTTCGGTTAGCGGGAATGAAGCATGTGCTTTTACTGTTCGATGGGGACATCCTGGCATACAGAGCAGGATTTGGAGCAGAGAAAAAAGTGTACTTTGATAAGCGTTCACCCCCCGATATGGGGGGTGCTATTTACGCATCCAAAAAAGAAGCGAAGCAACATGTAGAACTTGAGCATTTAGACTCGTACCGTGAGTTGGAGCCGGTAGCTAATGCTCTTCAGAATTGCAAATCTATGATTGAAAATACAATAGATATGGCTACTACCAGCCAAGTCGCTACCCGTGAGCAGGTAATTTATACCACGTTCTTAACGGGCAGTAAAAATTTCCGGCATCATATCGATCCTGAATATAAAGCGAATAGAAAGGACGTTAAGAAACCAGAACACCTCCCAGCCATAAGAAAGTATTTGCAAACACACCACTTTGCACAGGTCTCCGAGGGGTGTGAGGCAGATGATTTTTTTGGTCAGGCGTGCATTGATGCAGAAAAAGAAAAGATGGTGCCCATTGTGGTAACCATAGATAAGGATTTAAACCAGATTGCTGGGATACATTATAACTTCGTGAAGGATGAGTTCTATGTGGTGTCCGATAGACAAGCAAACAAAATCTTTTGGAGGCAAATGCTCGAAGGAGACAGGGCAGATAACATCACAGGCATAAATCAAATTGGCCCAAAGAAAGCGGAACGAATGATTCCCTTCCCGAGTGACGGTGTAAAGCATGTTCTAGACTACCATTGTGATAAAGAGACCTTAAAAAAGGATAGCGACATCGATAAAGCAGTTGTTATCGGCCAATACAAAAAGGAGTTTGGGGATGGGTGGCAAGAAAAGTTCAACAAAAACTGCGACCTCCTATGGATATGGCGTGAAATACCCGACGAATGCCCGTTTAAAGCTTAAAGTAGGTCGAAAAGTATATGTTTTCCGTTCTAATTACGAGAAGCAGGTAGCACAAAGACTGGTCGAACGTAAGGTAAAGTTTCAATATGAGCCTAAATCATTTGATTACTACTTTCCTGTGCACCAAGGATCGTGCTTTGACTGCCATTCAACTAGCGTGGGTAGGAAAACAACCTATACCCCGGATTTTTTCCTGAAAAAGACTAAGCTATGGGTAGAAACAAAAGGTAAGTGGGACGGTAAAGGAAGAACAAAAATACTCGCTGTACTGGAGAGTGACAATGACCTTACCAGAGATAATTTCCGAATGCTATTTATGTATGACAACTGGCTAACTAAGAAGAAGTATCGACGGTACACTGAGTGGTGTGCTGATAAGAGTATTATTTGTGCAGTCGGGCGGGACATCCCCGAAGACTGGGTAAGGTGAGCTATGGCCGCTAAGTGGAAAAGGGTTTCGTTTGGTCACTGCCTGAGTAATCTGACTAAGGTATTAAATAACCACAACGTAGAGTATGAAATACAGTGGAGACACCACAGGGTTTTAGTTTATCAGCATTCTGTCCCTAGTTGGTTATATTTTCCAAGCGCGCAAAGGTATACAGATTGGTATGAAGGCTATAAAGAACGCCGCCACGCGGGAATAGAAGCCACCCCCTACCAATTTTTAAAACAAGTAAAGTTAACGAAAAAAGATACGGCTACAGAGCTTAATATATGAAGCACGCGATGATTCCAGACACTCAAATCTATCCAGGCAGTGATGTTACGCATATTTCTGCTGCCGCTAGATACCTGCGAAAGCACAAACCAGAAAAAATAATTCTTATCGGTGACTGGTGGGATATGCCTAGCGTGTCCAGCTACGACAAACCTGGAGACAAGGGATGGGAAGACAAATGCGTTAAAGCGGACCTCGACGCGGGATGGGCTGCTATGCATATGTTTCTGCGAGGATTGAGAACAACAAAGTACGACCCTGAGATACATTACTTAGTGGGTAACCACGAGGAACGTATTATACGGGCTTCAAATTCTGCACATATGCGTATGCTAGGGAGTATGTTAAGCCTAGAGAAAGTGATACTCAACCCACTAAACTCCCTTGGAGTAATAACGCACCCCTTCCTCACGATACTTGAGTTAGATGGTATTTGTTACAGCCACTACTTCGTTAATCCTACAAGTTTATTTTCTAACGCTATAGGTGGAACAATAGAAAGCAAGCTTAAAAATTTAGGGCATAGCTTTACTATGGGACACCAACAGAAAAAACAAACCGGTGAAATTTACACCTGCACTGGTAAGCGACGGCGTGGATTAGTGTGCGGACGCTTTTACCCTGACTACCATGAATACTTAGGACCGCAAAAAAACTCCCAGAGTTGGAGCGGAATTTTATTAAAGCACGAGGTATCTGGTGGCGATTACGATCTGATGGAAGTAAGCATGGAATACCTGTTGAAGGAGTACGCAAGATAGTGTACACTTTAGAGGAGTTTATGCTTCGAGTTGCTGAAAGGTACGACCCTGATGTTATTGTCGATCTTTTAGATTTATCTAGTAGCGAACTGATACAGGCATTCCCAGAAAAGTTTATCGACAAACAACACAAGTTTGAGCTTGAAGAGGTCAGCATGGATTATCTGCTGATAGGTGAAATTAATGAACCCCATGAGGAAACATAAACGTGACCGCTTTAAACACACCAAAACAGAGCACGAAGCCCCGAAACAAAAGTACCACCGCAGCAAAGAAAAAAGGCTCTATAGAACACGAGACTTATTTGAATGGGGCGATGCTTTTGATGACGACAAAACTCAACCTAACTAGAGGTAGTTGGGAGTTTACCTACGAGCATTTTCAAGAGTGCTACAATGAGGTAGTTGATAAATATAACACTGTTAAAAAGGGTACTACCAATGCAAAGTAATTCTTTTCGCACTACTTTAGGCGAGAACGTATTTAGGACAAAGTATGCCCAAGGACCAACAGACAGTTGGCAATGCCTCGCTAGACGATGCGTGGAAGACGTGTGCGGAGACATGGGTACGGGGCATCATGTCATTCTTGGTACGAATGACCGCGAGCAACTAGTTCACTACATAACTACTATGAAGTTTATTCCCGGCGGGAGATACCTGTACTATGCAGGTCGAAAGCTTCACGCATGGAATAACTGCTTTCTTTTACGCGCTGAAGAAGATACCCGCGAGGAGTGGTCTAACTTAATATGGAGGGCAAATAGCTGCCTTATGTTAGGGGGAGGAATAGGGGTGGACTACTCTATTCTTAGGCCATCAGGACGCGCCCTATCGCGCACAGGCGGTGTTTCTAGTGGACCCCTACCCCTTATGAATATGATTAACGAAATAGGCAGGAACGTCATGCAGGGAGGTTCTCGAAGGTCTGCTATATATGCCTCTCTCGACAGGGAACATGAGGACATTAGCGCCTTCCTACATGCAAAGGACTGGCAGAACATGCCTATCACGGATAAAGTAACTCTGGCACAAGCGAAAGAAGTTAACTTTAATTTTCCTGCCCCACTAGACCAGACGAATATTTCGGTAAACTATAGTGATGATTGGTTAAATCTAGGCGACGATGCTTGGAAAGACCCCGTGTTTTTAGAGAACTGTCAACAAGCACTTACTACTGGCGAACCTGGCTTTAGTTTTAACTTCGGAGACAAAAGTAATGAGACCCTTAGAAACGCATGTACTGAGGTTACGAGTGAGGATGACAGTGACGTATGTAATCTTGGCTCAATCAATATGGGCAATATCGAGAGTCTGGAAGAATTCAAAGATGTGGTTGCCCTCGCCTCAAAATTCTTGGTCTGCGGAACAGTCAGGGCCGATTTACCGTATGACAAAGTTCAAAAGGTTCGCAGTAAAAACCGAAGACTCGGACTTGGGCTTATGGGTATCCACGAATGGCTACTTAAGTCTGGTTCCAACTATGAAGTAAGTCCAGAGCTTCACAAGTGGTTAAATGTGTATAAAACAGAGTCTGAAAAAGCGGCTAACGAACATTGTGATAGACTCTATATCTCCAAGCCGGTTGCCTATCGAGCTATAGCACCTACAGGAACAATTGGAATACTTGCCGGAACCACTACAGGTATCGAACCCGTGTATGCTGTTGCGTACAAGAGAAGGTATCTTACTGAGGGGACTCGGTGGAAGTACGAGTTTTGTGTGGATGGAACGGCGCAAACGCTTATTGACCACTTAGGCGTTAAGCCATCATCAATAGACTCGGCAAATGATTTATCCAGCAAACCAGAACAACGAATTAAATTCCAAGCCGATATACAGGACTATGTTGACCAGAGTATTTCGTCAACCATTAATCTTCCTACAGTTGCTAGTGGTACTCTAGGTGCGGATAAGTTTGCTAAAATACTAGCCAAGTACGCGAGTAGATTACGTGGACTTACCTGTTACCCAGATGGTAGTAGAGGAGGACAACCTATTACAGCCGTTGACTACGCTGAAGCGGTTAGGCACAAAGGCGTTGTTTACGAGGAAAACGATCCTTGCGGCGCTGGAGTATGCGGGGTATGACAGCCTAGAATGCATCGTGAGGAGACTATTCTAGTTATTGTCTACATCCTAAGCTGGGTATTGGTTGGATATTTACTCAGCTTTTAGTTGTCCATATCGATAAGGACTATAACATGAACTGTTGGCACTGTGATGAAGAACTTGCGTGGGAGGAGGATTTAGATTTACCAGACCCCGACTGGGAGTTTGTAACTAAATTACGGTGTCCCGTATGTTCGGCGTATTACCAAGTCTATCTCCCTAGAGGAGAAGAATACGAATACGAGTATGAGTACGAAGTACAATATGAACACCAAGAACCTGCAGCGGTACTTAACTTAGTACCTAAACTTGAGGAAGCAGCCGGAAAAAAAGCTCCCGACGAAGAGCCGGGAGAATGAGAGGTTCGCTTATACCAGATGGTAGTGCCACCAACCAGTAGCTATATATTTTGTACCTACTAGCGGGGGATTACCTCGATGCTGCCAAGGAAACGCCGCTGGGAAAATTACAAGGCGTCCTGCTGCTGGCTCTATGCGCTGCTTCTGATTTAAAAACTCAGTTTCTCCACCTTCCTCAATGTCATTTAGATACAATACCCACACCAAAGCGCGGTTACTAGTACCCACCTTTCCTGAATGCTCACAATGCCAAACGTGATAGCCACCGGTAGGTTCAGTCTTTTGTACCTTAATGTTATATCCGATAACGCTAACATTTTCACCACCAGGAAATTCTGCTAAGTAGTCATTTAGGTAGGGGTTTAAGGCTTTGTTTACTGCTCCTGCTAGGGCAGAGTTGTGGTCTTCTATATTAATCGACCTGTCATGCCTACCAGCCCTACCTGAAAACTGAGTATCGCCGTTGTACCCGGAGTTTTTTTGTATCTCCTCAAACGCTGCAATAACCCTGTCCAATATATCTTTATCTAGTACGTCGTTATATCCCCGTATAAATGAGTCCATCGTAAAAGTTCCTCTCTAGTGTGCAACATTTTATTATAGTTATGTAAGTTATTTTAGTGGTAATTTAATGCAGCATCAATTCGTGTTTTTCTATTTCCTTTTCCAGCAGGTCATGTAAAAACAGCAGTTCATCTAACTCAAGCTTTTTCTGACGTAGCTGCATAGTCGCTGCAAAAACAGCAATAGTGTGCTCGATGCTAGTGTATTCAACATCGGGTAAAAATATTTGAGAGTCCATAGTAAGTCCTTCTTAATCCAGTTCCGGCGTGTCTAGTAAACTCTTGCTTCTGTATAAGCCTTCCAATCGATATACTTCCGAGAGGAAGTTAGACAGCGCCGCAGACTTAGATCTCCTCACGTTCGCCGGAAGTTGACTTATATCCCGATACAGTGCTTTTATTTTTGTGGTATTGAAAAACTGTTTAGGTAGAAATCTAGGCTTATCAGACATGATGGTAGATAGTTTGTCATTGCTACCCACAGCCTTTTTAATTGCAGGGTCTAGTAAGACTTTACGCGCCGCCATTTTACTACCGGTTAAGGTAATCATGTCCCTGTACAACTCATGTAACTGCTGGTCCCTTACAAAGTCTAACTCCAGTACAGTCTCGTACTCTTCTAGCATCTGATTGGTTGCATCGCTACCGGGGGTCAAGCTATAGTTCGGGTCGGTTAGGAAAGTCCTTATCTTGCTAGACGCCTTATTGTAGTGCTCTTCGTAGTTATTAGACATCTCAAGTGCAGCAAATCCCAGCGCAGTCGTTAGGTCTATTTCCCGCTCGTTTAAACCTGCTAAGTTCTGACCTTCTTTTGCCATAATCTTATTGAGGTCTTCCACACTTTCTGGTGCAGCCGAGTCAGAACCAAAGGCTTTAGGATATAACGCACGCTCAATATCCTGAGGAGTCACGTTTAAACCCAAGATACTGTCTTCTCCTTTTAGAGCGCCTAACTGTTTAGCGGTATCAAGACCTACCTTCACAAATCCAGGTTGGACAGTCTTGTAGAGCTTACCCAAGTCTCCTCCAACTAAAGCCTCTGCCGCAACAGACGTTAGTGCAGGGTCAGTGTAAGGAGATACGAATGCTTTGGAAGATTCCAGCAACCCTTCACTAAGAACTTTCTGAAGCGGCTCACCGTTTGCTAAAGCAGTTATTGTAGGCATTAACACGTTCACAAAAGGCGCGTATGGGTTGCTGTAGCTTAGGTTCGTGTACTTAAGTATGTTACGCCCGTTCTTAACCTCGTTGCCAGTAATAACAAGTGCACCATATTTATCCCAAGGTTGTGCCAAAGAACGCAACGCTTCTACTGCGTCCTTAGTTCCCTCCGACTCGGCAATTGATTCTGCTACTACATATCCTGCACTGGCAACCGCAGGGAAAGCTGCCATACGCATAAGACCATTGTTAATTAGTCTCAAGTTATTGTATGCAAAACCCTGCTCTAGTTCTTCAGCAGCCAACTTATAGATGTTGAATACGTTGCGGAACATCTCAGAAGGGTACGCGGAAAAGTTACCTATCACTGGTATGCTTCGTACAAGGGCGTGTTCGGTTATAGCCGGTACTCTGGAATATACAGGCATAACATTCTTCGTGTTCCACGCCGCTTTCTGAGAAAGGTAATTGTCTGGCGTAATATCCTGCTTCGCGTCCGGTCTGAATAACTCGATATCCTGCCCCGCTTCTGCTCTAAATAACTCAAGGCGATTAGCGCGTTGCGATTCAGTCAAACTGTCCCATATGGATTTTTCTTTTCCGTACTCAGCCATGTATGTAAGGGACTTAAAAAAATCATCAGTCCCACCGTAAAAGGCTTGCGCTTTTTGATATGCTTTTGGAAAAGCTCCTGCTAAACCAAATGTACCTACCTTTTCAATTATACCGGGGTCTTCGTTTATGTCTTTTCCCAGACGGGTCAAAATTTGTCCAATGTCTACAGACGACCCTGTTACACCTAAATTTCTAAGGTCGCGTGCAGTTTGGGTTACCTCAGAGCTAGTAAAATCCCTAGCCACACTAGCAAAATCCCGAACCCATCTCACCGGGTTTCCTGAACCTATCATTGCTAAAGAAGCACCAACCGCGTTTCTTACTATAGTAACTGGGCTTATAACAGTTTTACCTACCTTAAGCACGCCCTGTGTTCTACCTAAGGCTCTACCAGTATTCTCTAGGAAACTGTGTCTACCATCAAACAAGGGTTTATAGTTTGAAAGCTGGCTCAGTATTGGGCGAAGGTTAGCTGCTGTTTCCGGCGCTACGTATACATCTTTGTAACTAGCTTTTGCATTTATGTCGCCCTTTCTTAAGCTAACTAAATCAGTCTGCTCAGGCCCAAGCAACCGAACTAACTCCGTAGGCTTTAACAATGGGGCACCCTGTTGCTCTCGCGCAACGTTCAACTCTCGTGCTGCGGCTTGTCTTGGAGACTCCTTTAAAACATTATCGGCACCTTGTCTACCTAGATCACGACGTACCGGGTTAACAGAAGCTAAACCACGACCCGCTAAACTATCAGCAAGACTTGTTCCAAGCATAACCCCCTGGGTACGCTTTATCAAACCATCAACCGACTGCCTTACTCGTGCTGCAGGGTTGTAGTTCTTACCCCAGATTTTATTCAATACCTCGGGGATCTCCTGCCTTGTTTCTGTCGTACTTTTTATGCTACTGTAGCGGCCTTTCTTAGGATCGTATAGCTGCTTTGCTAAATCCCTTGCCGCTTTAAGGGCCGCATCTGAACCACCTTGAAAGTCTTCCGGTGTCAATCCTCGGGCATACGTAGGATTATCTGCTTGTATCCTACCTAAAAACGAAGGGTCTTCCGCAATTGTATCGGCTAGTTCTTTAAGTACCTGCGGATTCTTGTCGATAAACTTCTTAAATGAAACTGCACGCTTCTTAACTTGGAAAACTTCGTACACATTTCTAGCGTAGTCATCATGCTTCCCAATGGTCTTTAGTAGTTCTTTGCCAACATTTGGGTTGGTCTTAATGTACTCTTGTACTTCAGTGATTAAACGCTTACTACTCAAAACTGTTTGGCGTAAGTCGGCGTTTAAGTTTGTTAAATCGTCTGCCGTTGCCTTTCCGTCCAAGAGCGCGTTGATAGTGTCAATAGTTTCGTTCTTATTTCCGGAGTGGTGCTTGGTAATCTGCCTCTCCATTAATTTTCCTAAACTACTAATTTCTTTTTGATAAGAGTTACTTCTTCCCATGAACTCTTCTGCAAGTCGATTAGACACGGCATCGTTCGCAGACTTAGGCAGCAGATTATTCTTCATCCACTCTAGCCCAAAAGCTTTTCCCGTGCTAGTTGATGCTGCATTGCCTACACCTCTGGATGCTGCACCTAGACCGGTAGCAACTACGCCACCACCAAACACAGATAACGGACCCTCAAGGACACCCGTCATTAACGCTTCAACAGGGTCAACCTCAGATTGTAGTCCCACCTTAATCTTAGTCCTTTGGTCTACAACACTTCTGTATGCGCTACCTGCGCCGGTTATAGCACCCTCAGTAGCAGCGGCCTTTAATACCGGAGCACTGACAGCAAGCGTTGCCTTGTTCTTTATGTAGCTCTTAACACCAGTCTTTGCAGTTTGCTTTGCAGCGAGACTTGCACCACCCGAAAAACCAAAAGTAGCCATTCCTAACAATGCACCCGCTACGTTAGTTGGGTCTGCTATACTAGCTAAAGCGTAGTCTTTTATCGTGTCAAACGCTGGAGCACCTCCCGGTTTGTACCAATCAGGCATATTATCTATAGTAGACATTACTCTACCTACAGCAGCCAAATCTTCTTGTCCGACATTGTCACCGTAAACATTTTTTCCTAGCTCAAGAGCATCCAGTAAGTTTGCAACGTTCCATCGGTTCTCCGATAGGATTCTATCTCGCAACGCTATTCTATTTTCTGGTGTGTCAGATGTGTCACCTACGTCCTCTCCTGACAGGCGCAAGTATTTAATACCATCAGAAAGGAATTGATTGTCGTTCGGTAGTTCATCGTATGTTGGCATCGCTTATCCTACTATCTAACCCTGAAGTTATAGTTTACGCGGTTACCAGGAAGGAAGTCTTTAGGTCGAACCTTAGAATTAGAGGTTGCTTGTCCACGTTTGTTAGCTTTTTCTCTCGCTTTTCTCTCAGCTTTTTCTCTCGCAGCCCTCGCTTTCGCTAGTTTATCTGCTTTCTTTTGATATTCCCTTCTCGCAGCTCTAAGCTTTTCTGCCTTCCTAATTCGTTTTAGTTGGGCTTTATATCTTTTTGTCGCCGCTGCAACCACTTGCCGTTGTCCGGGTCTAATAGTCCTTAAAGCCGTTAGACCAAGAACTACCGACATTCCTCCTGCAATACCTGCTACAGCGCCCTTAGCAGATTCTTTTGCAATCTCTTTAAGCGTAATTACTTCTTGTGCATTTTCTCTATCGCCTAAATTAGACTCCCCAAACGCATCTATACGTCGCTCCAGACCATCTGGTATAACCTTATCTATACTAGTGGTAATTGCATCATATACCTCACCAGCCATATCACCAAGGCCGATACGTGACTGCTCTATAGCATTAAATATTGTGTCTTGAATTGCTCGCCTAGTACTTTCTGGTGTATCCCCTCGTGCCTCCTCTCCAGATAAATTAGCTGGTGTTTCCCTTGGCGTAGTTACTACATCATCATCCGTACCCAAACCTACTTCTTGCCCTACCTCTGACCCTAGCCTTTGTTTTTGTGCCCTATCCTCAAGCATAGTGTACAAAGATTTAGCATCTAGACCTAGACTGTGTCCTTGTCTGAGTACGTTTTCAAGCCAACCACGCTGGTCCGTAGTAGGGTCCGCTCCGACCGCGTTAGGGTCATAAGGAAGTGTAAGGTCTGCAAGTGCCCCACCTATGTATCTTCCAGTTCGGTCAAATATGTTCCCCGAAGAATCTTGATTGGTCGCCGTATTAGTCTGGGCGTTACCACCGAACTCCAAATTATTATTATTAGTACTACTCGCGACGCCTGGTTGTACTGGCGTTCTTGACTCTGTGCCAGTAATATTACCTGTGACAGCATTACCCGTTGTGTTATTCCCCGGACTCACTACCCTGCGAAACAAAGAATCAACGCTACCAGTACCACTCCCACCTTCTAGTGTTACTTTAGTTTCCCCAGTACCACTCCCACCTTCTTGAGCACCTAGCATCGCTCGTAAATTAGGGTTATTTGCTTCTAGTTCGCGCAACTGAGCTTGATTTCTATCGACGGCATTTTTCCAAGTATCAAGTGCTGTTTTGTAGGCGCTTTGATCCCCGAGAAAGTCCATCAGTTTAGGCTCTCGCAATTGAAGTTGACTAGATTGATTACTTATCGCCGTATATAAATTTACCGCACGAGTAGCTTCTGTATTCTTTTGTGCTTGCGTGGCAGCAGCGGCGGCAATAGCTTGATCTTCCTTCCGTCTTTTGTCGTCGCGCAAATTTGTAAGTAGATTTTCAAATTGCTTTTGCTGCCTAGCTTTTCTCTGCTCTTCTAGCTGCTGACCTGTCGCTATGTTCTGAGCTACTCCGCTAAAATTCGGACCTGCTCCCCACCCTTGAAATGCTGCCATTATCCTATCCTCTGTTGTTTAACTACTTTAACCCGTTGAAGAACCCAAAGAACCAAATCCCGCCATCGCGGCTTCTCCCCATCCGCCAGTACTATATCCCTTAAGAGCAGCCCCACCAGCCCGTAGCAGGTCTCCACCAGTTATTCCAGTCCCAAGGATACCCTTACTCGCCTTAGGCGTTGATGCGCGGAACGCGGCAAGCTGAAGCTGTGGATTGAACGCACCCATAACTCCCGCTAAACGATTCATTTGAAAGTTAGTCGCATCCTCACCAAGACCTCTTCCTAACATCATCTGGTCTATTTGGCTCTGTCCAATGCTTCCAAGATTAGCAAGGTTAGTATTAAACGCTTCCTGTGAACCGCGTGCCCGGTCTATTGCAGCCGTTTCTAAACCAGAGGCACCAGTAAGCATTCGTTGTAACCCTTCTATCTCAGAGTTAAAAGCATTCTGTGCACCTTGATAAGCACCAATCCTTAGTTGTTGATTTGCTAAACGATTAGCTCCTTCCAGTGCTCCTGCCCCACTGTAAGTACTAGTACCACCCCCTGCTCCACCAATTAAACTAGCCAAATTCGAGTTATTAAACATCGTATTTTGGTTGGATTGCATTCCTGCTTGATCCATAAACAAGTTTTCTAAATCCTGTCTAGTGGTATACGACGATGGTCCGAAACTACTATATGCATCTTGCAGTTGGTTAGAGCCTAGTTGAGATTGCGCTAACTGTTGGCCTATCTGATTATTAAATAAACCACCTTGCATCGCGTTTTGGTCTACAAACTGTTGCATTTGTGGCGATAATTCTGCACGACCTTCCATTGTAGTACCCAGAATAGTACTTGTAGGTACAACTTGCTGCGTAAGTCCTGCTATAGCATCGGCTTGGCTTTCGACGAAAGGTGTCATTTGGGTCTGAAGTCGAGCCATTCTCCCATGAGAGCCGAAAGGTGTCGGACCAAAATCAAATTGTCCCGGCGTAGTAATAGCAAATTCCGGTTGGCCCGTAGCAGGATTTAAAGAATTGTTCTTATTCCCCACTACATATTGCGAAGGATCTAAACCAGACGCTTCCATTTCTTGTATAATTTTATTAGTAAGTTCTGCACCTAAAACTCCCTTAGGAATAATCCGTTCACCAGTAGTCAAATGCCCTATAGTGTCGTCACCGTTCCTGCCGAGTTCTGCGAATTTTCCTAAATCAAGCATGAGTTAACTCCCCGTTAGCCAGCAACGCTGTAATCAAAACGAAACGTACCCGTAGCACTGCTTCCAACAGTAATGTGAATTCCATTTTGCAGCTTAAGACCATTTTCAAAATCAAACGAGGTATTAATAGCTGTACTTGCCTTAATATCTAGTATTAAGTTACCGCCAGAACCATCCCTAATTTCAAAATCTTCGGTTGCTGTTGCAGTGACACAATGAATTTTATACAAAATAACGGGACTAGTTGTTACTGCGCTAGTGCCGGTGCCGTGTGCAAACAGCGAATACTGCACATCATTATAGTTTACTTGTCCCATTTTTAATTTCTCCTAGTTTTCGTTAACTTTCTTTTCTATTAATACAATATCATCTTCAGTTATATTTTTAGAACTGTTTAAAGCTTCCTCTTTAGCTTTGTGAAACGCTAACGTAGCTACAGTTGCCTTCTGCACACTTTCAACTACTTCTTGGCGCATCTGTGATATTTCCGCAGGGGCAGTAGCTGCTTGTTTAACAACGTCTACAAGTAAATGTTGCATCAACGCAAAGCCGCACCCTTTGTTAACTATAGATTCTCCTGACAATTTATCTGTCCAAATCTGCTCTGCCCAAACCGGACACCCATCTTCTTCTAAAGATTGTGGACACTTTTTACAATTAAAAGCGTTCTTATACTTTTTAGCTGTGAGATAATTTACCTTCATACTAATTAATTTTTTGAGCAAATAAACGCATTAACATACGCAGGGCGATAGTTACCGTTAACCATAGTTCCCGAAAGTGCCGTAGACATAGTTATGTCTACATTATTAGCGTTAATACCTCCTGTATCGGGAGTACCATTTGGGTTGCCAGTAGTAAGTGCGTTAGACGCCGACACGCTACCCGAAAGGTTAAAGTCAATGGTAGTATTACCATTTGTCTTAGCGTCGTTTCCTGTTGCAAAAAAAGTAGTATCCGCCACCGCGTTAGTACCCTGTATACCCCCTGTATACGTAGACCCTGTAGCATTACTTACCACAAAATTATCTGCGTGGTTATGCGCTGCAGTAGTGTGCGTGTGGTTACCTGTATTGTGACTATGGTCAGGTACATTTCCTGTAGTAGCTGCTGCAAGCTGTGTACCACCAATACTCCAGTTTCCTGCTGTAGATTCACTTGCCGCGTTCTGTATAACTAGCACTCTGTCGTCGTAGGTTGTAACCAAAGACCATCCACTTGGAGCAGATGACCCAACAAAAACCATTTTAACTCCTGCTTCAAAAGACGACTCAGCTTTACTAGCAATAGCGGTAGCAATAGCATTTAATTCCCCATCAACGTCGGCACCAGAAATAATCTTTTCGGCGTCACCGGTATCTAAACTATCTTTAACCGTAAAATTTTGTGTTCTTGTATAATTTGCCATTATTATCTACCTTCCCGCCCTAGTTTTAAGAATAGCGATACTTGGTCTAAGGCGACTTTGTATCCGTTAGAATTAAATTTTACTCCTACACGCAAACTTCTTCCCGCACCAGAACTAGCGTGAGTTAAATTAACTACGTTAACAGACCCACCGCCCCATTCACCTTCGTTAGTGTCAGTAGCTTGTCGAGAAGAATTTGAAAAATCTTGTCCTTCTGTAGCTGCCCTAGCAATACCAGCATCACGCTCTAATACTATATGTTCGTTAGTAAAATCTCCTGCTTCGTTTACAAGATGATATTCACTACCCGCAGCATGCGTAGCTGCAGCATTAATTGTTGCGCTGCCTCCTAGATCATCAGATGAGTTTGAACCCGAAGCCGTTACCACAGACCCTGAAGAATTAATAGCCGTAAATGTAAAAACCCTTACACCAGACATTGCGGTAATAGTATGTGTTTGGTTTAACACAGCGCCAACCATACCATTTCCCAACCCATCATCTGCCGCTGCAATAGTAACTAGGTCACCTATTTTATAGTTTGTGTCTGCTGCTGTAGTAATAGTTACCGTTGAACTACCGGATACACAGGCTGCACTAGAAATAGCCGCCGCATTAATTCCGCGTGTTAATCCGCCTAACGTAGGTGGACTACCTGTTATGCCATCATACCTAATTGTTTCCGTTCCAATGCGTATTGTTCCGCTATTGTTTGCTAACGATACAGCCATATCTCCGGTCATTCGTAGCTTTGCATCCTGGTTAGCAGCAGATAAAGCACAAGTGCTTGCGCCGGAAGCTAACTCTGCACCTATAGTAGAAACTGTAGCCGCTCCATTATCCGTGTCATATAAAGTATTTGTTAACCCAACTAACCCATCAAAAATTCTGGAAACATACGGCACAACTTTATGTCCACCAGTTCCAGTAACAGCCGTTGTGGTAGTATCGCCTGAAGGAATAGTTACCGCAGAAGTAGTTGCTGTCGAGGTAGAAGTAATTCTTAATCTACTACCAATATTCCACGGTTGGTAATCTACAGTTGTTGGAGAATCTACAGTTACTGTTACATTATTATCGCCTAAAGTAGCGTCGTTATTAATGGCAGTAGCAACTGCTGTAGCAATAGCCGCTGCATTATCATATGACGCAGCAGGTAAATTTATAGTGCCAGACGTAGTTCCGTTAACCGTAATTTTAAACGGTGCGTTGTGAGGTAAAACATACGGGTATTGTATGTCTGTTAAATCTACTCCGCATAACAAATAGCCTTTAGAATATCTAGAACTCCATTCAGCTTTAGTTCCTGCGGCAGACCTACTGTCAGATAAACCTTCGCTCAGTAGCATAGTAAGTCCTGAAGACCCACCTTCAGCAAATTGTGTATTTATCGTAACTTCGTCAGTGCTCTGTCCTTCAATTGTTATACCAATTTTTTTAAGTACTTTTAAACTTGATGTGTCCAAATCAAAAGGATTACTAAGCCACTCACATTGATAAGCAACGCCATCATCAAGGTAGTTATTATATTTTCCAATCCTACCTCGGTAACCTAAGTATGAATCTCCTTCATGATAAGAAAAACTAAACCAATCTGTGTCAATATACTTGGTAATGCGTGTAGGAATACCTGGATTCAAAGACGCTAAGTCAAATACCCAAATTGTACCTCCTTCACTTTTTAACCAGTACTGCCCTTCTTCAGGGTCGTAGTTACTACGCACACTTGTTAATACCGTTTCTGATGGAGCTACGTCCTCCATTAAGGCTCGTCGAACCAATACTGATATATCCGATAGCTCTACTTTGTCTCCAGATTGTAAAACTTGGCGTAAAGACCTTACCCCAGTAGCAGATAAAAAATATAAATCATTACCTATACTTTGTATACTGTCTTTAGACAAACATCCCACACCTTGTAAAGCCATGTTAATTTTAATGTTGGCTACATTGTCAGGACTTTCATAAACAATAATACTGTTACGCATAAACGCTACTAAAAATTTATCAAACGAGCTAATAGCAACTAACTCATCATAGCCGTTTTTCCAAGCACTAAAGTTTGCTGCTAAATCTAACTCACCAGCATTTGCACCACTTGGCCCCACATACCATTGTTGATGATTATTTGCTCCAGAATATACGATTGTATTTTGGTTTACTCCGGTAGCTTCTTTTTGAATCCATAACCTACCAAAAGCACTATGTGATACGCCGCCTGTTGGTACGTCTGTAGGTGCAGAAGCTACAGCTAAATTACTAAGTCCAGCCACTTCTACTGTACCTGCCGCAACACCTACAGAAATATTACCTACTGTGTTTATAACAGTAGTATCGGTAGAAGAGGTTTCAATTCTTACTTCTGTTATTGTTTTAAAATATAAGTCTGTTGTTTGCGAGGTAGGTGATGGGTTATCAGCAGAAGTCAAGGTATGCGTTGTTGCTGATTCTCCAAGACCTTTAAAAGCAACCAAAGTGCCTCCAGCAGCATCCTTTCCAGTAATGCGTATATGTCTAGTACCTTCGCTAGTTCCCGCAACAGTTACAGTAATAATTCTTCCTGTAGTAAAAACTCCATTTGCAATTGTGGACAACCCATCAGCTCCGGGTTGAGCAGCAGCAACAACGTGGGTTGTACTTGCACCCTGGCTATCTAAACTACTACTATAATCTAATCGCTCGGGCATAGGCAGTACTCCCGCCCAGTTTCCAGCGCCTGTTTTTACAATAGGAACCTTAGTATTGTCCGTATTAGTACCTACACATACTACTGTTGATACAGACTTGTAGTTGTTAAATTGCCACTTAGCGTCTGTAGCAGATAATGCCTGAAGATCCGAACCTCCGCTGCGGTCTGTAAATGCTGCTGCAGAAGACCCTACAGGGTGATCGTATATTTTTCCTGCACCTCTAACAATAGCCGAAGCAATAAGTAAAGCAGCATCGTTATAGTTGTATGTAAACAAAGTAGTTATTTGTGGCTCGTAATAGGCTACTACAGACCCCCCTTGCGAACCTGCTGCTCCTGTAGCTGTACCATCTGTGTATATGTAATAACTATTTGGGTCTATTTTTGTTATTGAAAACCGTGTATTTATTTGTGCTGCAGTAATTCCTTGAAAAGCACTTGCGTCTGTAAAAGTTACAAAATCTCCTGAAGAAGCTCCGTGAGAATTATCAGTAACTGTTACGCGCCCTTGTAATCCTGCAGTTGTTACTGTTGTAAATGGATTTGTAAGGCTTTGTTTCCCTAAATGGTTTGCTAAAGTTGTACTTGCTTCCCAACCTTTTCTATTGGCTAGTCTTCCAGCAAAATCGTAAGCAATGTTATTAGCTGTATCCGCATATGATGGGGAAGCTTGCATACTTTCCCCTTCAAAGTTTAACCCTGCTTTTCCTGGCGCTCGCAGAACAATAGATTTTAATCGACTAGGCACAGCTAGTAATCTCCTCCAACATACCAATCACCACCTCCTTGGGACTGCCAAAGATTTTTTTGCTCGTAAGCCATAGCATCCCCTAAAGCCTGTTGGTAAGCCGCCTCTACATCACTTGATAATTCTCCTTCATCCTCACCTCGTTCCCGAATAGCCAAAGCCAATGCTCGTAAGTATATAGGATACCAAGGCACTTTAAAATAATCTGTGTTGTTAAATAAATCTTCTTGCGGAATAACACATTCAATAGACAAACTATATGCACTATTTGGTGTAGGATATAAGTACGCTTCAACCGACTGGTTAACAGTGTTTGTGCCGTCAGTACCATAGGTCGGCGTTATTAACCCTTTAATAGCATATGAAGTTGGCTCTGCATTTGTCACGTTTGTGTTTTGTGCTAGTTGCCGTAAATAATTATACGGGTAAGCAGTTAGCCGAACATTATTTGTCGTGTTGTACACATCCATTAATCGTGTACGAGAGTTAGTATAAATAACTCCCCCACTAGTTTGTTGCACTGCGTAGGTGTTTGTACCAGATACTGTGTCAAATGTAACTGTTTCCTGTAAATCTAACCAATCAAAAGCATCTTCTACTTCTCGTTTTGCATCGTTAATTAACCTAACCAGCGTATCTGTGTAGTTAGTCATTCCAGTCGTAGTTGCTGGGGATGACGATACAGTACTCGTAATAGACGTGACAATAGTGTCGCGAAGACGAATATTTATTCTGTTAACTACATCAAGTAGTGTTACGCCTACTGTAGCCATACCGTACTCCTGTGTTTAAAATAGGGAGGAGGTTGCCCTCCCCCCCTTTAACGACCTTAGATAACTTCGCGTGGTAACACCATGACATACAAAGTGCCAGACCCTAAGTCAATTGCGCCGCCCGTGTTATTAGCCAATATGACCGTAACCGTGTCCGCTGCCGTTACAGTAGCGGTTAGCGTAATATCCGTAGTATCAATACTCATTGATGCCAAAGCAAAATCGCCTAGTTGTGCACCAGTTACGGTGACCTCTTCAGCAGCTTCGTCGCCATCAGAAACGCTTCCCCAGTCTTTGGTCTCAGAGGCAATTGCGTATTTAGTCACAGATTGCCCGTAGTTTGTGCCTGTTGGTAAAGCCATGTTAAATCTCCTTTTACCAGTTTAAATATTTAGATATAAGACCACCGCCTTTTTTAGGTAGGAACAGCGATTAAAATACCCGCATCATTACGAAGTTCACCAGTACCATAGATAGTATCCGCAGTGAACAAATCACCAAGAAACTCCTGTTTGTACTGAGTTTGGGTACGAACACTCATCTGCTCTACCATAACCATCGAAGATTTATGGGAAAGTAGGCACGCACGCGCACTATTATTTGTCGGTGCATTTGAAGACACATAGACGGGAATTCCATAAAGGTCTCCAATTAGACCATTACGAATTGTATTACCGCCACCGATTTCACCTACATACGCTTGCTCTGTAAATCGAGCAATACCGGTAAGATTTTTCTTCTCAACCGGAGGAACCACTAGGAATCTGTCGGACATAGGAATATCCGCATCATCTAGGGTTTGTATAACTTTACGCAAACCAGCATCAGCAATAGCAACACCAGCTTGACTTGCACTAAATAACGTGCTACCGTCTGAACCAATAACAGCCGTATCTCCATGATACGCAGCAGCACCATCACCACCCTGCAACGCATATGATTGCGTCCAAAGAGCCGTGTCTACTTGTTTAGCCAGCGCAAAACCCGCATCATCCGTGTAAAACGCACGCATACTAGACAAAGCTTGTTTATCCAACAAGTCTTCAATCAAACGAGAGTACTCATAGTGCTGGTCAATGGAAATGGAAAGCTCCGTATCCGTAGCAGCAATCAAAGTAACCTGTTGTCGCGTAGTTTTTGCACTTGCATCACCACGAGTAGGTTTAGGAATATGGACAGTATCGCCCTTTTTTCCGTTGTGATTCATTCTAGTAACTAGGTTTGCTAGTACTAAATTACTTTTATAAGCGGCAACAACTTCATCACTCCACAATTCAGGAATAAATTTATCCTGAGTAGTTGTATTCATCGCTGACGCGGCACTAAAATTTGCCATGCTAAGTCTCCTTTAAAAGATTAAAATTAGTCATCGAACTCGACCTTCGGCATACGCTTGGGTGATTTCATTTCCTAGTTGGGCATATCGAGCGGGATCAGACATTTGGAGTCGTATAAGCTCAGACCTACGATATATAGGTTTATTTGCTGTAGACGATGCTTCAAACGAATTACCTTTCGACACAGAAGTAGCGGCCTTTAATTCTTCTTCCTTTGCAGTTTGAATTGTTGCTTGTTGTTCTAAATCTTTAACAGAGTTTAGTGCTTTATATTGCGTAAGCAATTCATCAGCATATTCAAAGTCACCGCTATTTGCTTTAAGCCACATTTCTTGACGTGGTTTAGAATCCATTACCCACTTTTCAAACTGTGCACTACCCACAACAGACTCTACATCTGGGTGAGCATTTAACACTCTTTGCATAGTTTGATCAGATTGCGCCTTAGTTAATTCCTGCTTAACCGGACGTAGGGCATCTTCTACAACACGCTTTACTGCATCAACTGGATTAAGAATAAAGTCATCTTCTGACAACTCACTTTCCAGTATGTCTGCAGGGGATTGAGTATTAGATTCCTGTAGATTTTTTTGTATCAAGCTATCGGCTAATTTTCGCAACTCGCCCATTTCATTACCCTGCTTACCATACTGCTTTTCTAAATTTTGGTAAGACTCAATAACATCTTCTACGCTTTTATTCCTAAATTTTTCAGGAAGCACTTCGGCTGCTATTTCAGGTTCTTCAACTACGGGTTGTTCATTATTAGGTGTCAATTCTTCCTGAAGTTTTGTAACAAGTTTAGAATCCTCAATCTGATCCGTAACGTTGTCATTATCTACAAGTATCTCTGCCATAACGTATCTCCAATCTTAACCTTTTTACAGGGGATTTAATGTGGTATGCCTAACTCTTTTAAGTTGGCATGGTTTGCTTTCCGGTGTCTTTTTGCCCATTTATCGGCAGACGTTGGAAAACCAGAATCTATTCCAGGTAATGAGAATTTCCCGCCCGAAATAATTTTTTCTGCCGTCTTTTTTAAACGACAAGGACACGGTAATGTTATTTCCCGAGACCACCTTTCAAAAACTTTTTGACAATTTAAACAACGATAATCGTTAATCATTGCTGTTATCCTCTTCTTCTTTTTCTTCTGCATTTATTTGTGCAAGTTCATTTTGTAAAACTTGTTCGATTTCAATCATAAAGTGCAACATGCTTAACGAACCGCGTTGTTGCCAAAAAATTTTTTCATCCGGTATACTTAGTACATTATTTTGTTGGGTATACATTTCAAGTAGTCGGTCTCTAAGTATTCCCCAGCCTTCTGTACTAAGTGTACTAAACATAGTGTCATATTTATTTTGTTCAGATATATCCATAGCTATTTTATCCTCTCCGTTGCATTTGTTTTAGCAGTATTAGTGCAGATACTTCTTCGTCATCTTGCAATCTATACTGTTGTCGTTTTAATTTTTTTAATCTGCTTTGCTCTACTCTAATTTCTAGTAGACTAGATTTATTTGCACCACCATTCCATTTACCTTGACCCCAGCTACCTCGTGACCAACCTGTGTTAGTAAAGTTAGCCATTAAAATGTATCTTTAGACACCCAAACAGCTACAGTAATTACCACAAGTCCGCACGCCCAAAAAAACTTTTTTACCAATGACTTGCCAACATCCGCGTAAACTTTTTCTAACGCTTTATCTGCGGCTCTTTCAGCAATCATTTCTATATCATCAGTAGTTAGTACTCTTGGTTCGGGCATATTTTTATTCTCTTAGTTAAAGTGCTTAGTCGGCGTCGTCGATAGTTAATTCACCCGCCGCAACGAGCCGCATAATTTCGGCATAATCAGCGTTATCCAAATCAATCGGTACAAAACTCACTACGCCATTAATCTCTGCTTGAATAGACTGCTGAGCATTGTCCATCATTTCATCTTTCACCCATTTGGCATTGCTAATTGTCATTTCAAAGCTCCGCATCTGCTGTTGCGCCCCAGCCCCAGAAAGCATAATTTGTTGCTGCTTTATAGCCGTTGCTCATTTCCGTACTTGTGTTCTGAATCGTATCCATTCCAGATGCCGGTTGAGTCATTGTTGGTGTTGCTCTTTTTGTATTTTTGAAATTCCATGTCGCATAACTAAGTCCACCGTTTCCGTATGTACCTAGTATCCCGCCGCCACCGCCAGAGCCTTGCAGCTTCTCGTAATATCGCTGACAATCAAATAGTTCCTCACCGTAGGTGCGATACTCAAAGTCAGTAGCCGTTGCTCCAATCTCCATCTGAACACCCGTTATAAAGAATGTGCGCGATGTGGAATCGAAGATAGAGGTTTGTGAATCTGACACTCTTGTATTGTTAACAGCGTCTTTCCATGCGTTAGATGAAAATGTACCAGACGTGAAGTCAGAACCGGCATGTAACCAAATATGTAAATCCAAACTTCGGGCATTGTCATCATCCAGCGGACCAGAGGTATCCGCCGCGAAAGTTAACTCGATTCTATTCCAACTAGTCGTAACCGAAAACTCCTGGTTGATGGTTCTACCGTTGTCTATATCATTCAGCTCGCAGGTATATGTAGCGGAAGCATTGCCCTTAACGTAAAAGCTAACGGTTACTTGCTTTGCAGTAGCAGTTCCTTTCTGCAATTGTTGCAGGTCTTGCCCTTCGAACGATTGTCTAATTCGTAAATTTTCGCCAGCCGCTATAGATGTGTCAGCCGTAGTAGTTGTTATTTTAAGGCAGTTAGCAAATCCTGCGGGACCATCTGCGACTTGCGCCATCGTGTATCTT